ACGAGAACTGTCTCGGGGTTGTGCGCGTACCAAACTGAGCGATTGGCGGCTCCTCCCCGGTGTGACCCAGCATCGTTTCCTTGGTGGGGTCCACTGTGATGCGGGGTTTCTGCTCCGCCTCACCCCTGATATTCACCATCTCAGCGATGTAGGAGCTTTTCGGCTTCCACGCGATGTAAGTCTCGTACCTAGAGTTCTTCTGGAACTCGGACTTGGAGATGACCTTGACCTGATCCTGCTGCCCGAATGCAAGATACAGCCAGCCTGTGGCCTTACGCTTCAACTTCACCTTCTCGTACCCGGCAGACCTCTTGATCATTGGACCCCAGGCTCGTTCCAGGTCAGACATGTTCTGCTCCAGTGAAAAGGCGGGGGTCTTTGTGACCCCCGCCTTCAATCCTAGAGGCTCGACCGCAGGTGGAAGGTCAGGACGATGTACAGCAGCGGCCAGACCGGGCTGTAGTACGCCTCGACCTCGGCCACGGTCGGGTCATCCGGCGCGACGTTGGCCACGATGCCCGTGTAGGCCGTGATGATGGCGGCTGCCACGAGGGCCTTGAGCATCATCGCCAGGTTGCCCTCGATCTGCGAGAGCACGCCCGGCAGGAACTTGATGCCGATGAAGCGGTCCAGGGTGACACGAGACTGCCGCTGCACCTCGTCCGCGATCAGCACGATGGTCGGCACCTTCGTCAGGACGTTCGACATGTCGGTCGTCAGGCCGTGCCGCACCCGCAGGAACGGAGGCTGGTCTTCGATGACCGTGACGCCGTTGACCGCGAGCTGGTTCTGCTCCACGGCATCGAGCACCTTGGCGAGCTGCGTGAACCCGACCAGACGCCGACCCGTCCACGGAGTCGCCACGTCGTAGTTCGGGCTGGCGATGGAACCCGTGAGAGCCGAGGCCACCATCGGACCATCCACCAGGTACTCCTTGACGTTGCCCAGGGCATCCGTCAGGGAGATGGTGGCGATGTCCGGGTACACCAGGCGCATCCGGGGATGGCTCAGCGTCTTTGCCAGCGTGATGGCGTTCTCCACCAGCGACCCGGCAGCCATGCCGATGATCGAGGTCCGCTCCGACTTGTACCGGATGCTGGACATGATCTCGTTCGACCGCTTGAGGTACTGGTAGAGGGCCGTCGAGTCACCCCGGAGCGGAGTGATCATGTCGGGCTTGGCCTGGCCAGGCAGCGTGCCCTCCAGCTCATCGATGGCGTCCCGGTAGGTGGCCAGGGAAGCGTAGTTGCTCCCTTCGGCCCGCTGGACCTGGTTGATGCCGACCAGGATGGCCCCGTTGATGATGGCCAGGTAGGACGACAGCGACACCGGGTTGTCCGGGCTGATGACACCGTAGGCCTGCTCGATGGCTGCCATCTTGGTGTAGAAGGCCGTCCCGAAGTTCTGCTTCGTGTAGGTGTACGAGGTGTAGTAGAGGTCCCCGACCGAAGGCTCCAGGCCACCACGCTCGAAGGTGTCCACGAGAGCCGTGTCGCCCACACCCACGTTCGCGGTGTTGGCCACCCGCACTTCGATCCCGTTGAGGGCGTTGTGCGGGATGTTGGCATTCGTGGTGAACGTCTTGCTCACGTCGATGCGGAACGTGGCGTTCGGCCCCGTGGGGTAGGCCGTCCACGGACCCACCTTGTTGTCGGCCCAGTTGCGCGGGAGGATGGTGAAGGTCAGGCCCGTCACCACATCCCGATAGGTCTGACCGACGATGCCATCCTGGCCCACGCCGTTGTTGAGCTGGGAGGTGTTGGTCGAACCGGAGCCGCCTGCCACGTTGGACACGACGAAGAAGCCATCGAGGGCCGACTCACCCGTCGAGCCGTCGCCGCTCTGAGCGTTGAGGCCCGTGAACGGGACGAGGGCACTGTCGATGCTCTGGAAGGTGTCCCGCACCTCGATGCTGGAACCCTGGCCCAGGTCACCCACGATGGTCGGAGCATCCTGGAGGTAGAGGAACTCCTTGCCGGTCTCGTCCTCCTCGACGGAGGCGATGCCGTCACGGGCGAAGAGCGCCTGGACATCCGTGGGGTCCAGAATCCAGTCCGCGAAGACCGCCGTCCGGGAAGCCATCAGCGCCGAGGCCAGCGTCTGAGCCGGGACCGTGGTCCGGAGCATGGTCGCCCCAGAGATGAAGCCGAGGACGCCGTTCGCGCTACCCTCGTTGATGGTGATGCGGGCCGACTCGTTGAACAGCGCACCCACGAGGCGGAAGCCCGCGCCCTCCTGCCGGACCATGCCCGCTGCGAAGATGGCGGCTGCGGTGCCCCAGGGAGCGCCCGGAACCGCTGCCATCGCATCGATGATCTGGTCCATGATGGAGCCGTTGCTCGCACCCGTGGCGGGGCCGAGGTCCGTCGCCGTGCCTGTGCTCGACGCCGTGAACACGACGTTGACCGGCACACCGTCCATCTCGAAGGAGAACTCGTCGTTGGCAGCCCGCGTCCCGGTGCCGTCGTAGAAGGTCGCCTGGGGCTGCCCGTTGACGGCATTCTGCGCACCGGAGAAGCCGACCCGACCCGCCGCCGTGGCAGCCTGCACCGTCGCACTGCCCGCTGCGTAGGCGGTGTCGCCCGTGGCGAGAGCGGCCTTGGTGTTGCCCGCCTTGACGCTGATCGTGCCGAAGGTCTCGATGAAGTGATGGGTCATCGAGCTGTTCGCCCCGCCGCCCGGCACGAGCCGGTTGCGCAGGATGAGCCGGTCGAAGTCCTTGTTCGGCGGACCCAGCGCCGGGACCTCATAGGTCTTGGCGACCGGACCCTGGAGCAGAGTTGCCTGACCGATACCCACCGACGCTGCGGAGTCGAAGCCTGCGAGGACTGCGAAGTCCGTGGCCGGTCCACCCGCCGCGTTGATGACCTGAATGAAGCCCGAGTTGTCCACGCCAGGAAGCTGGAGCCGAAGCTCCATCTGGGCCGAGGAGTTGGCCACGCACTCGACCCGCAGGCCTTCGTGGTTGGCCGGAGTCGCAACCAGGTCGAGCTGGGTCTGGATCTCGGCAGCCAGAAGGATGCTGGTGCCGTAGGTGCCAGCCGTCAGCGTGATGGGCAGCGGCAGAACACCGGACACGTCACCCGTGTAGGTGACCTGGAAGTCATCGAAGGCACCCGCGATGATGGTCGTCGGGGCGTCGAAGGCCGTTGCACCAGGCATGGCGCTCCGGGCAGCCGGGTTGTAGATGGTGTAGGGGTCTGCGGCCTGCACAGCACCACCGGCCCAGTTGCCGTCCACGAGGGCGACACCCGTGGTGCCGTCGTAGGCCGTCACCGTGCCGAACTGACCCGCCGTGGCCGCGAAAGCTCCGTTGCCGATGACCACCCGCCAGTTGACGTAGATGTCATCCACGTTGGAGCGGGTGAGCGGGTCGAGGGTGATGGACGCTGCTGCGCCGCCCGCTGCCAGTCCTGCACGACCCGACGCAGCCTCGTTGATGGCCGTGGCGAAGAACTCGATGGTCTGGTCGGTCTGGGTGTGGGCCGTGGTCACGTCCACGTCCGCGCCATCGATGTCGAGGAACATGCGCTCGGAAGCCGTGATGTCGTAGGCCTGGCCTGCCACCGCGACAGTGCCACCCGTGTACACCACCTCGTCACCGACGAGGGAGCCGAAGAAGCCACCACCGAAGGACGAGGGGTTGTCCAGGTCGAGACCTGCACTCGAAGTCAGGTCGTTGCCGTGGACCAGGACGCGCAAGCGATCCGAGTGGCCCGAGATGAACTCGTAGGGGCCACCGCCCGGAACCGAGTACTTCGCCGGGGTCGCGTTGCGGCTGGCGAACTCGACCGTGACGATCTCCTCGATGGGGCCGTTGAAGCTGCTGCCCGACCCGGACTCAAAGCGCAGGTCGGGAGACAGCTCGGAGCCGGACGGGAACTCGATGGTGATGCCGTTGAGGGACGCGCCCTTGGAGCCGGTGTTGAAGATCGGCCCGTAGACATCGTTGTTGCCCTTGTCCTGGATGGTGTAGGTGCCGGTGCCGGACACGCCAGCGACCTGGCACATCAGGGTGAACTCGTTGTCCGTCAGCAGGTTGTAGTACTGTGTGGCGTAGACGGTCGCACCAGGGTCCACCGGGCTGGAGAGGCTGATGACATTGCCCTCGACCTTGACGACATCGACCCGACCACGCTCCAGGGCGTCCTGGACACTGAAGCCCCAGTAGGCCCAGACGACATCGGGCCGGTTGGTCGGCACGTCGATGCGGCTGTTCGAGACGGTCTGGAAGAGGCTCTGACCCAGCGGGGTGTCGCGCCCGTTGCCCAGCGTCGGTTGGAAGGCAAGCTGGAACTGGGTCCGGCTGTCCGTCGCCACGCCGCCGCTGCTGGTCACGACCGGGTTGCACTCGGACAGGAAGGTCCGGTTGTCGATCAGAGTCGCGGTGATCTGGGTGTCATCGAAGTACTCGGACCCCTGCGTGTTGATGCCCGACTCGATGGTGTAGGCGGTGCCCCAGAGGATCTTGTCATCCTTCAGGATGAAGTCCGCTTCCTGGGTGTAGGAATTGGACCCCGGCGCGTCGCCACACCGCTGAACGCTGGTCACGCCGACGTGGGCCAGGTAGTCGAAGGTGTCCTGCCAGGTGTTGAAGTAGTACTGGATGGTGACAGTGGCACCGGCCTCGGGGGCAACCGCCAGGGTCACGGCCCGGCTCGCGCCATCCAAGGCGACCGGGATGACCTGGGTGCCGTCCACCTTGACGGTGACGTGGGACGGGTCGGTGGTGGTGATACCACCGTTGGAACCGTCCACGATGGGACCCTCGAAGGTGTAGAAGGTCGCCACGCGGTTGTCGGCCATGCCCGAGACGAGACCCAGCGGCCCATTGGCGGTGCCATTCTTGATGACGATGCTGTGGTCGGCGTTGAGCTGAAGGGCCGACTGCCCGTACTGGTTCGAGAAGGTCGAACCCGTCATCGTCCCGACCTGGGCGGCGGTGATCGCTGCCGCGACCTGGGCCATCGTGTAGTTGGTCCGGGGCGGGAGGATGATGGTGGCCTCGACGCCATCCACGATCAGTTCGAGGGTGTTGTTGTTCTCCACGACCACAACGCCTTGGGCGTTGAGGATATCACCGTGGAGGTCCAGCACCTCAGAACCGCCGACGCTGCCCGGCGCATCAGCATCGTAGATGCCCTTCTGCGCCCGGACGACCGCGTTCTCGGGGTCTACCTGATCGCTCAGGTCGTCCGTGGTCAACGTGTCCGTCCGGTTGAAGAAGTACGTGCAACGCACTTCCTCTCCGACCTTGGGCGGCTGGGCAAGCTGAACGATGCCCGTCGCCCCGGTCACTCCGAGGACCACCATCGGCTGACCGTCGATGGTGACTGTCACGTCGGTCCGGTTGTTCGTGGTCGTCCCGGTGCCGTCACCAGAGACGATGGGGTAGTTCCG